GGTCTGCGTCCCGCAGTGAATCCCAGACTACAGGTGCTAAGCGCTTGGCGCTCGCCCGGCTAAGACCGACTGCATCCCGCAGTCGACGTTCAACACCCCGCAGGGATGCGGGTTGTACGCTCTTCATACCGTGCATGGCGTATAGCCCCTTAGCACGTCGAGCAAATTCATCAATAACAGCATCCGCCATGGCTTGATCGGAAACCATCTCGATGGCTCCGCAGAGCGCATCGTAGTAGGCTTCAAGCCCCTCGTGGATTAGGTCACCTTCGGACTCATCAAAGACCGATACGGCGTACTCTTCCGGGGACTGCTCAGGCATTGGAGCCATGACCATCTCTTCTTCCATATCCATCATAGGCTCCATGCCGTAGTACTCCTTGAGGGTTTTTACACTATTGCGATACTCGGCTGGTGTCGGTGTAATGCTTGCCTCAGCGATAGGCCAGCGTGTGATTTCAGCGGCACCGCCCATGCTCTTACGCTCTACCAGATGACCAGCGGCACCAGACGAAAAGCCCATCTTGCCTTGCTTGCAGAGCTTCGCGATCATCGAGCCGTACTCATCGGCCATGTCTAACTGCGCTTCGTACCATAGCCCGACATCGTCCATCTTGATGTAGCCTGTACCGATAGACTTCTTCCCGACAGCGGCATCCATGCCGTGGTGGTAGTAGACGTTGAGCGGGACTCGCTGCCCTTTGGCAACCGGGAAACCGTAGTCGGTTTGAGGCGTGAAAAAGTCACCTTCAAGGTCGGCGGTCTTGGTATCGCCAAAGCGCACGAGGTAGCCTTTGACGTAGCCCAGCCTGTCGCTCTTGATACCGTCTACGGAAGATGTCAGCAAGTCCATACACCCACTATCCCACAGTGCCGTTTTCATAGATAAGTCGTTAGATCCGGTTGGTATCCTTCTAGGTCTCTCAGCGGCAATACCCTAGTGGTAGGCCCCCAGTCGGCGTTCTGCACCACGGTTGCCATGTCACTAAGCGGTAGGCCTTCGCTGTAAAGGTTGTAGCGGGCAGTGCCTAGTATCTGCTGAGCTTCAAGCGGGGTTAGCCCCTTCAGTATCTCTTCACCGGTTGCTACCTTTGGGCGGGTATCCGGGATGGAAGAATCGCCGGTTATCTCTGCCCATGAAAGCGTTTCCGGTATCATCACGCACCGACAGTTCGGGTGGCTTGGCATGATGGTATCTGTAGCCTGAAGGGTACCGCTCAAAGCCAAGCAGGCAAGGCATACCCGCGCATCCTGCGTAGCCTGCCGCCGGTATCCGGTGACAGAACCATTCTCAGTGTATAGTTGCCGCTGGGCTTCCCTGGCGCTTCGTATCATCTCGGTACGCGCTATCGTCTCTGCTCGTTGCCTACCGATATCAGCCGCCTTGCGTACCCGCCGCGCTACCGTGCGTGGGCCTTCACCGAGGCTGATGCCTTGTACCAAAGCCATCTGCATCGCGTCTGTGGTTACTTGTGGGATGGCATCGAATAGGACAGCCAAAGGTGAACCATCGCCTGCGAACCCGACAAAGGCCTGCAAGGCTTCGTCAGGAAGACTTGTCCATGAAGTACCAAGGGTAACGCCTGCGGGCTTTTTACCCGCTGCCGCTTCCACAAGGCGCGGCGTTGCCTCATTAGCAAGGATAGCGGCTTGTAGCTGCCCATCGGCTGTAATCACTGCCCCCTCAACGCTGAACTTTTTCAGGTTCTTTCCGAGCTGCTCGATGTTATCTATGATCCGCTGACGCATCCAGAGTATGGTTTCGCTTGGTGGTTCGCCGTTTGCTTCACGCTCGGCTATCCGTCCCTCCAGCGCTTCCAGTTCATCGATGCTCGCCTTGGTTGCGGCTTTGTATGCGCGTTGCATCCGGCTGATGGCTATGCCTTCACGCTCTAGCAGGTCATTCCGGTACTTCTGGGATGCGGCATAAATCCTGCCTGTTCCGCTATCTACTCGCTTGAGATTTCCTCCAGCGAATACCCGTAAAAAGGGTGAGACTTGTACACTACCCCCGGAGTGCATACGTGGTCACCATCAAGGCTCTTGCCGTCAGGCTGCATTGCGTCCCGCTTGGATGTAGACCAGCGGAAACCGGCATCACCGCCCCACAAGTCCCAGGCTACACGCCCCGGTGAGGGGAACCCCTCTTCACCAGCGTTGAAACCTTCAGCTTGCTTGTCTACCTCATGCCGAGCAAAGAAAGAGTACATCCGGAGGATAGTATCCTCGCTGAGTTTCTCCCCATTAACGATTTGGTTAGCCCTCGCAAGGCCTACCCGCGTCCCGCCGTCAAAGCCTTCAGCCTTCCAGTCAAGCGCCCGTTGCGCGGCTTCGACCATGCCCGCGTTCGGTACAAACTTCATCTCATACGCTTTGGCTTCATCTCGCAGGGTAACCGGTGCGGCTCCCGTGTGTTGCACTGGCAGGTTCAGGAAGTTAGTAACGCTACCCGGGTCATAGCCAGAGCGGATGAGGATACCTGCCGCGTTGGTTGTCTCTGCTAACGATGCACCCGTGCCAGCCTGTACGCTGATAGCGGATGGATGCAATACCCCGGTATCTTCCGGCACCGCTTCAAGCCCGGCTATGCGCTTGGCTTCAGCCCGATCAATGATGCCCGCCTTGTATAGTTTCTCGGCTCTTACCGCTTCCGCTTGCATATCATCGGCAAGCGCCCTGACCGTTTCAAGGTCGTACATCACAAAGTCACCCTGCTGTGTCTCAGGGTATTCTGGCAGCAGGTCAGCGGTAATAGCATCCGCAAGGGTACGGAGCAACGGCACCATGCCATCTTCCCAAGCCGCTTGCTGAGCGCGTTCGTAATTACTGTAGGTGGAGCGCTCTAAGCCCGAACCAAGCCCCAAGACCATCGGGTTGATACCAAGGGCTGAACAGATACGCTCCTCCGGTACACGCCGTACCGAGTCAAGAGCAAGCTCGGAAGGAGTAAGGGATACCCTGTCCATCTTGTAGGCACCGGTCATAACCACGATGCCGCCGGAGCCATCCCCGGTAAGGTCTTCGTGGAGTTGCCGCTTGACCTGCCGAGCATCATCCATAGACATGTCTACGCTGGTCTCTTTGGCATCAGGCCCGACAATCAATGAAGGCATGGCACCGTTTGCCAATAGTCCATAAGCGGTAGTGCTTGCCGTGTTATCGGTTGCTATCTCCCGCAGGACAGCGGTAAGCGGCGCTCTACCTAGCCGGATGTCGCTAGGGTCACGCCCGTACCGGATGTGTATCATGTCGGATACCGGGATGTCGAAAGAGCGGCCATCCGTGGTGTAGACGTAGTGAGTCAAAGGGTTTACGCCGTTACCAACCGGTCTAACCATGTCCTGCGGTAGAAACTGTAAGGCAGTAACCACACCACGGGTTGTAGAGCGAATCTTGCGCAAGTAAGTGTTGCCAAAGAGTTTGAAATCTTGAATGACCCAGCCCCAGAAAAGGCTACCCATAATCATCGGATCAGGTTGCGCCATGAGCTGAATAACCGGGTGGTCTTCTACAGGTTCTGCTTGCTGGCTGTCTACCGGTCGGTAGAGCCTTGGTGTGGCCTGTGGGTAGTTCCTGACGTACCAATCAATGGCACTAGCAACCACGCCATTCAGGCCAAGGTCACCGGCAACTCTAGCCCAGTCCTTAGTACTTCCAGGGAGCGCCCGGCGTAGCAATGTCTGCAGCTGACCAGAGCCGTAACCGGTTAGGTAGATGTCCCTAGACTGGCTGAGTGGCAGCGGTAGTGCCTGTGTCGGGTTGGCTGCGGCTTTACGGCCTAAGAAGCGGTCAAAGATACCCATGGCTTCAGTATCCCACAGGACTAGACGGCACCCCAAGAACGCTTTGATCCGCACACCTGCCAAGCGTACGCCAGTGCATCCACCACGTCATCATGCCTACCAACGGGAAAGGATAGTAGCTCATCTTCAAAGTAAGCCGGTAGCCCTTGGCAGTGCATGACTTGGCTTTGCTCGTAGCGGGCTTCTAGAGGGGCAAAGCGGGTCACTTTGTCACGGTCTGGACGGATGCCCCGGATAGGCAGTTTAGTACGCCGTAGAAGCTCCTGCACGACAGCGGCTTGATATTGCACCTGCTCGATGCCGATCATGCTAGGATTCCACTTAGCCGCCATCATCTCAATGAAGCGCAGGACGCTGGCAAAGTCCGCGCGCGTACGGTTAATGTCTCTAACGTATATTGTCCCATCGTCACCACGGGAGACAACAGCCACGCCGGTGTAGTCGGCTTCACTCTTGGTTGATATAGCCAAGTCAACCCCGATATAGGTAGGCAAGCCTTCTGGGCAATCACCGTACCGTAGCCACTCCCGCTTGATACGCGCTCCTGCAGCATCTACGAACTCGGCTAAATACTCCTGCCTAAACGCGATACTCGGCAAGGATTCCCCCGCCTTGCCTACTTCCTCCGGATCAATCCAAGGATTAGCCGTGGTTGGCATCTGCCATGACATCCAGTCGGCATCCGTAGCCGCTTGGTTGTAAAGGGTACGGAAGTAGTTGCTACCCTTGGGCGTAGACAGAAAGAAAGCATCCCCTTTGAAGTCTGTTAGCGTTGGGCGTATGGCTTCAGTCCAGGCTTGTTCTAGATGCCGTGCCATTGCGGCTTCGTCAATGATGACCCGCTTGTACTTTCTTCCACGGGCAACGGTTGACGGGTCATCCAAAGTCCAGTAATCGATGGCAGCACCGGTTATAAGTTCTATGCGCGGTGCAGGTGTCTGCACAGCTCGCCGGATGACAGGAGCATAGATACGCTTATGGTCGTTGTATGCCTCTTCTAGCAAGCGGTAGGTAGGCGCAAACCAAGCGCAAGGTAGCCCGTCAATCAGCACCGGGTCAGATAAAAGGTTACCGCCCAGCGTGGTTTTCCCGAACCTGCGGCCACAGGCTAAAACATTATATCGGCGGGCTTCCCGCAGAATGACCTGCTGGGCTTCATGTGGCCTTGGTAAGACTAATCGAATGTCAGGCAAGGCTGGTACGCTTTCTCAGCTGCAAGGATACGGGCTTTCGCTATCTCGATGTAGTCTGCATCCATCTCGCAACCGATGAACCGGAAGCCTTCAAGCACTGCACCCCGCCCGGTGCTACCTGATCCGGTAAAGGGGTCAAGCACGATGCCTCCGGTAGGTGTAACCATGCGGCACAAGTAGCGCATTAGGTCGGTAGGCTTTACGGTTGGGTGGAAGTTCCGTGCTTGGCTGTCGTTGCGTTGGTATGCGTTTTCAATCGCCTTGTCTCTACCGTCATGGCTGTACTGCTTTGCATCCATCATCTCGCACCCATCGTCCCGGTCATCCTTACAGGCTTTAGGCGTGTAGAAGAATCGTGCCGCTTCGCCCATGCCTTGCAGAATCTCCGCGCTTCCATCGTGCAACACATTAGCAGGCCAGCGGCCTTCATGTTTGTATTTGGTAGTAGTCCAATCTTTGGCGTTGGCTGAAAATGTTGATTTATTTGACTTATGTATTTCAGTTAGGTCTTCTTCTCCAGTTAGTTCAATCCTGCAACCGTCAATGTTGATTGCGCCTGTACCCCACTCCTGCACGTTCTGCGCTACCGTGGCTTTGAAGGGCTTACGTGCCATCGTGATAGGCTCCATGGCTGGCTTAAGTGCTGTACCCCAGCCCTGATGTTCACCGTCAAGGTTGTGAGACTTTGGGAACCCGCTACCGTACATCCACGCTAACATATCCCGTATCTCAAACCCGGCATCTTCAATGCGTACCGCCATGCGGTGTTGAGTCCGAGTACCGGCAAAGGCCAGCAGGTAACCGCCAGGCTTGAGTACACGCAAGCATTCTGCCCATATCTCGGTAGATGGCACGTCATAATCCCAACGCTTGCCCATGAAGGATAAGCCGTACGGCGGATCGGTTACAACAGCATCAACCGAGCAATCCGGCATGGTGCGTAGGATGTCAAGACAGTTGCCGTGGTGAAGCTCATGCACCGGGCTTGTCCGCGTACTCCACGATCACCTTGACCGGGCTACCGTCTGCGCCAGTCTGCTCTACTCGGCTAGACCAGTCGGCCTTGTGCTTGCGTTCAAGCCACCATGCCGCCGCCTGCCAAGTCGTGCGGGTTGCATCTTGGATGACTGCAAGGTTGCGTAGCTCCGCTTCACCTTCT